CTTACTTTGATTATGAAAAGAAAGTCTTTACCAAGGATGGTAGAGAAGAATACATGGAGCAGTTGAAAGCATTAGATGAACAGCACATGAAAGAATATGGAGAGTGTGTTGATCATCTAGTAGATTCCATGGGCGAACAAAAGAAATGAAATTTTCTTTCCAAAAACAATTTGGAAAGGGAACTGACCCATGGTATGCAAAAGCAGAAAGATGGGTGTATAAAAACTTCAAGAATCCATACCTTCAACACCTTGGAATAGGTTTAATAGAATGGTTGAAACAAAAATGGATTGATGTTAAAATAGAAAACACAATGAGAGACGTTGACTCTCAAGCTAAACAACTATTGGAGGAATGGGATGAGCAAGAAGGAAGACAAAGCACCCCACACATTGTGGAGACAGGAGTATTTGGAGATGAAGGCTGGTCTATCGAAATTTCAAATCCAATTGTTGAAAGAGGGTCCGACTCAACTAGCACAGGCATGGTTGCTCCAAGCGATGCACAACGACTACAAGAAGATGAAGGGGATAAAGGAACCACCTAGTCAAGAGTCTGGATATCAAACAACAATGAAAGAGTTTTTTAAAACGTATGAGCAATGAGAAAAGATATCTTTGCTGTACCAATCTTTGAACTTGAAGTTGATCTAAACTTTATTAATATTCCTGGTGATTATAAACCAACGTGGGAGAGTGGAGTCAATAGTACCTATGGACGTAAGACAAAAATTCCAAAAGAAACAATAAAATATCTACGAGAAAAGATTATACATTGTTTAAGACAGTTGAAAGATCCTGTAGACTTTATTGATATAGAAAATTTATGGAAGAATAAGTATGATGAAACTGATTTTCAAGGATATCATATTCATTCACAGACTACATGGAGTTTTATAATTAATTATAGTGTTGAAGAAACTAAGACTCAGTTTTTTAATCCATACTTTAGTGATATCCAGAATCAAACTCCTCGTCGTATATCAGAGGACATGCCTATCATCTACATGCCTAAACTAAAACGTGGACAAATGATTTTGTTTCCATCTTGGGTAGCACACCAAGTTATAGCAGGCAACAAAGGCATTACAATATCTGGTAACGTGAAGTGTAGAGTGGGAAGTTAAGAGAAGATTAAATATTAATTAATGTATCAAGTGTTACGTTTTCAAAACACTATATAATATAATAGATATGGTATAATAACCATATACGTTCATCCAACATGCACGGTCTTGCACTATTAGTATTAATGTTTGCTGAACACGATGCTTCTCACTGGGAAATGTCGTGTAGTGAATGGAACCAAGCAAGAGTTGAGATCCTCAGCGATGAGTATCACTCTCAGGATGCGAAAGAATTTCTTGTAGATTTTTTCAAAACTAAGGTTCCTGATGCTGATAGTTGCGAGGCATGGCAGTTAGGACGCAAGTAAGCCGACTCGGAACGGGACGTTCATCTCCTACGGGAGACGCAAAAGCCGACTGAAGGAACGGATTAATAGTCCAATTACTTTAGGAGAAACCAAATGGCACAAGTCACATATAGAGGAGTTAAGTACGATACAGATCGTCCAAAGACTTCTATGAATAACAACAAAAAGACACTCGTATATCGTGGTGTTCCAGTTAATAATAAGGAGGAAGTATGCAAGTAATCGCAGAAATTTCTCTTGCTATGGTTGTTGTTCTATCTTTAATCTATGGAGAGGTAATGCTTCTTCAATTAAATAGAGGATAGACCGATGCTAAAAATCCATTTTAGCTGGGGCGGGACAGATCTACCAGAGTATGATCCTGAAAAACATGACCCCGAACGAGTGTTCGCAATGCTCTGTTACAGGGGTATCCATTACGCAAAATGGGTTTATCTACAACCATTCAACATGACACACTGGAATCTGTTTAATCCTAGACAAGCAGAGAAATAACAGTATAATACAGGAGACCATTTGGTCTCCTTTTTTTGTCTACATACTACTAGAGTTTAGCGAGGTGTTAAAATGAACCCTACCCCTTTCTATATGATGAGTAAAGAGTTGGAGGTGAGAAAATGCACAACTTATTATCATACGCACAGTTAAATGGGTGGCGACACTTTGATGATACTTTAAATGAATTGTCTGATGAAAACGATAAACTCGACGATTACTTTGAATGTATTATTGACTGCGATGAGATGAGATCTTCTTCTTCATGTAAAAGAATATGCAAGGAGATACTTATGTAGATAAAATAAAGAGGGCTTGAAAACCCTCTTTTTTAATGCTAATATATAGTGAGTAGATATATTGTTATGGATAAGAACCACCTAAAACTAATGATCAAACAATTAAAGATGGTTGTTGAAGAATTAGAAGCAGAAGTTTATTCTGATCCTACTTCTTATATTGAGGACAATGGAAAACGTATCACGTATGCCGATCAAGAAGAGATGTAATGAGACTCAAAGACCAAATCAAATTAATTAAATCAGCACTTAAACAAGACCAGTTGTATTCAGATTTAGAAATTCACTACATGAAGAAGCAACTCAACAATGCAAAACATGAACTCAAACTTAAAAAACTAAGGAGAAAAAAAGGATTCAATGAACTCAGTGAAACTAGTAACAGTAACACCAGAAGCAGAGAAGACGATGGGTTACGTAGCGAGAGTGAGCAACCCGAACAACCAAGAGAATCCTAAGGTTGCAGGTCTGTTATCATATTGTATCAAGCACAACCATTGGTCTGTGTTTGAGCAGGCACATATGACTCTTGAAATTGAAACCACTAGAGCAATTGCTGCCCAGATTTTAAGGCACAGATCTTTTACTTATCAAGAATTTTCACAACGCTATGCTGATAGTTCTATGTTAGCAAGCGAGATTCCTATGTTTGATTTACGTCGTCAAGATGATAAGAACAGACAGAATAGTATTGATGATATTGATGAGTTTACTAAACAAGAACTTGAAGTTGCTATCAAACGTTACTTTGCTGAGGGTATGGATTTGTATCAGCAAATGTTAAGGTTGAAAGTCGCTAAAGAATGTGCTAGAATGGTTCTACCTTTAGCAACACCAACTAGAATCTACATGACTGGATCTGTTCGGTCATGGATACATTACATCGAGTTGCGTTCTGCTAACGGTACACAGAAAGAACACATGGACATTGCTAACGATGCAAAGCGTGTGTTCTCTGAGCAGTTCCCGATTGTTTCTGAGGCACTTGGATGGTAATCCAAAATCGAAAACTCAATTCCATAAAAGTGGAAAAAAATTTCCCGCAAAAAAATGACTCAAAAACCTGATGCCTGTACATAATATATTTCCTACTCCCATATATTCAAAACAATTAGTGGGATCAACACAAGGAAAGATAAATCAAGAATTACGTTCAGTGTATAATCCAGATAAGATGGTGAAGAATACTCATACACATAATCACTTGGGATCTCATGAAGTTTCTTGTGATGATGAGGGTAATATGTTTTCAATCAATATCATAAAAGAAACACCAAACTTTTGTAGATTTGTAGAGCAATCCGTTATAAGTTATGCACAAGAACTTGGAATGAAAGCAATGATTCCATTTGCAATTACTGAGTCTTGGTTTACCAAAACATCCAAAGGTCAACACGCACCCCTTCATGCCCATGGTAATTCCGACATTTCTGGTGTATACTATCTGCAGACTAACGGTAACGATGGTCGGTTAGCACTCAGAAACCCACTGAATTGTGCTAATAGTAATTTCATTTCATTTATTAATAGTATGAAATGGGGTGAAAAATTAATGCCTCTTAAACCAGGGTTGTTATTAATGTGGCCAGCATTCTTAGAACATGGTACGTTTGTGAATGATACACCAGCAGATAGAATTAGTTTTAGTTTTAATGTTACACTATCAAAACCACCATATATAAACACCATACCAAATTCAGAAGCTGAAAAAAGATCTCATCTTTATATTCCTTCAGAACTCCCTGCTAAATTATCCTCTAAATAATATGCCTACCTACCCAGTAAAAAATCTAAAAACTGAAGAGAAGAAAGAACTCTCCATGACCATGAAAGAATATGAACAATGGAGAAAAGACAATCCCGATTGGGATAGAGACTGGTCTCAAGGTGTCGCTGCTGTTGGTGAGGTGGGAGATTGGAAAGACAAGTTGAGAAAAACAAAACCAGGATGGAACGATGTTCTTAAAAAAGTACAGCAAGTCCCAGGTTCTACAGTAAAAACACTTTAATTATGCCTAGATCAAAAAGTAAATATACTATTCCAGTTCCACCAGGTATGAGTAAGAAACAATTAAAAAGGAAACGTCCTATTAATGAGAAGTATCTTTTAGATATTAGTCCTCTTACAGAGAATCAAGAACTAATGTTTAAAGCATGGGAGGAACAAAAAAACTTATTTGTTTATGGAAGTGCAGGTACAGGTAAAACATTTATCGCATTGTATCTTGCTCTTCGTGATGTCTTGTCTGAAGACTCACTTTATGATAAAGTATATATTGTTCGCTCATTAGTTGCTACTCGTGAGATTGGTTTCCTTCCTGGAGATCATGAGGACAAGTCATCTTTGTATCA